AGCCTATTTAATTATATATTTATAGGCAAATTATTGCTATATGACAATAGATATTTGCAAGTAGAAAGGAAACCATGTCAACCAAAGTAGATTTTCATGCCGTTAGACCTTTTGGTCCAACAATATTACAGGGTAAACTACCTTTAGAATTAATCAAAGTGTTAGATGATAGAGCAACAGAGCTATTAGATAATGAAAAATTATCTAAAAAATACGATCATTCTATGAATTTAGCGGGCAATGTTCAAAAAGAAGTTCGTTATCCTCAAGAAGATTTAGCAAGTAAAACTTTTGAACCTTTAATAGGTGCATTAGGTCAAATAGTTAAACAGTACATATCTATACCTCCTGCTAGTGATACTATATCACCAGCGTTTGTTGGTAAGATGGTAATAGAATCTATGTGGGTCGTGAGCCAGTGGGCTGGAGACTTTAATCCTTTTCATATACATCAAGGTGAATTATCTGGTGTTATTTATTTACGAGTGCCACCTAGTCTTAAAGACGAATACGCAAAAGAAGACCATTATCCATGTGTAGGTGATATTGTTTGGCATGCTGGACAAGCTGCTACGTTTAGTGGGCATAAACATCAAGCAACTCCAGAAGTAGGTGCTATATATTTGTTTCCTTCATGGCTATCTCATGGCGTGTATCCATTTAGAACACCTAATGAAGAGAGAAGATCTGTATCCTTTAATTTACATTTAAAGAAAAAAGAACCTATTAACGAATGAAATTTCTTTCAATTCAACATCAAATGAAGCCTCATATTATAAATAATTCTTTATGCGAGAATTTTATTAATGGTTGGTATTTTAATGATACTACAGTTTGCGATAACCTAGTTAATTTCTTTGAAGAAAATTCAGAAATTGCTGCCAAAGGAACTACAGGTTTACATGGCTATATAGATTCAAAAAGAAAAAATTCTTTTGATATAGGCTTTGATGCCGATGATAACAGGGAAATTTTAGTAGCTTATAAAGAAAATCTTGAACAGGCTCTTAATGAATATAAAAAAAAATACACAATGTGCTCAGAGTGGCAAAGTGAGTGGGGAATATATGAAGGTTATAATATGCAAAAGTATCCTATTGGAGGTGGCTATCCTAGTTGGCACTATGAAAATAACGGATCAGGCATATTAAAAAACAGACACTTAGTTTTTATGACTTATTTAAATGATGTTACAAAAGATGGTGAAACTGAGTTTATGTATCAAAAAATTAAAATTAAACCAGAAAAAGGATTGACATTAATTTGGCCTGCTACTTGGGAGTATACACATCGTGGTAACATTTGTTTAGATCAAGAAAAATATATTATAACAGGATGGTATTCTTATAAAGATGTTTAATATAGAAAAAACACCTATGGTCCGTGTGACGTGGTTAGATGCCCGTGATACAGAAACAGGTTGGCTTGATATAAAAGAAGTTATAAGTGCTCCGTTGGCCGTGTGCCAAGAAGTAGGGTGGATGATTCATAATGGTAAAGAAAAAATAATTATTATGCGTTCGTATAGCAAAGATAAAGAAGATATTAGTGGTGGAGGAGCGATAGCTATTCCTAAAGGTTGGTTAAAGAAAATAGAATACTTAAAGGTAGATTATGCAACACAATAAAAACACAAAATTTGTTATGTACGTTGATAATTTTTTAGATGAAGCTACGTTAAAGTCACTTCAAGATACTGTAAAAAAATTAGAATACCGAGAAGTAAAAAATCCTGAAGGTCAATTATATGGTATGCGTCATACTTTTAATAAAAGTATTCATGATGATCCATTACTTAAATTAGTTAAACAATATTTTTTCCCCCATAGAAATCTTGAACCAATATCCGTGAGTGCGCATTTGCGAGAAAATAACAAAGAACCTTTGTTTCATACTGATGATGATAAAGGTAATGTTGCTAACTTTCTTTTATTTGTAAAAGGTGAGCCTCTTCTTAATAATGGCACAGGGTTTATGCATGATAATAAACTGTCTTCACACATAGGTTTTGTAGAAAACAGGGCTTTATTTTTTAATGGCATGAAAATACCACATTCAGATTTGCAATCTTTTGGGGACAGTTCTAACAGATATACTCTTAATATTTTTTATAAGGAAATAAATGATTAAACTTTTTATAGCGACCCCTTGTTATGGTGGAATGATTACAGCAGATTATTTTAAAAGCTGTTTGCAATTAGCAGCTTTAGCATCAACAAAAAAAATAGAATTACAATTTGGCACCATAGGAAATGAATCTTTGGTAACAAGAGCTCGTAATACTTTAGTTCAATTATTTATGGACGGTGATTATACTCACTTAATGTTTATAGACGCTGATATATCTTTTGATCCTGAATCAATATTTCGCATGTTGGATTTAGATAAAGAGGTTGTTACAGGAGTCTATCCACGCAAAACAATTGATTGGACTAAAGCAATTAAAAAAGTAAAAAATAATCCAAATATATCAGAGGAAGATCTTCATTCAGCTTCATTACAATATAACTTAAATGTTACAGAGCCAGATAAAATAAAAGTAGAAAAAGGTTTTATAGAGGTATTGGATGGTGCTACTGGTTTTATGTTAATAAAAAGAAACGTATTTAAAAAAATGGCTTTAGCTTATCCAAACTTACGTTTTAAATCTGATCAGCATTTAGGTGATCCACACGATAAAACATTCGGTTATCACAATACTTCTGATTGGAATTATGCTTTTTTTGACACAGTTATAGAACCTGAAACAAAAAGATATTTGTCAGAAGATTATGCTTTTTGTCGTTTATGGCAGAAAATAGGTGGTAAAGTATACGCTGATATTGCAAGTAGTCTTGTTCATTCGGGTAATTATAATTTCAGAGGTCGAGTATCCACTCAATTCTTGCCACAAAACAATAAATAATTTAGTATACTCCGACATGAAATTAGTCGATTTAAAGTTTCAACCAGGTATAGATAAACAAGATACTGCTTATTCAGCAGGCGATCAACGTAAGTATGTTGATTCTGATTTTGTTAGATTTCACTATGGAAAACCTGAAAGATGGCAAGGCTGGCAATATTTACCAAATCCAAATAAAACTATTGTGGGCGTGGTCCGTGATACGCATAGCTGGATTGGTTTAGACGGAACCAGATACCTTGCTTTAGGCACTGATAGAAAACTTTATTTATATTCCGAAGGTGCTGTTTACGATATTACACCTATTAGAGCTACTGATTCTTTAACAAATCCTTTTACAACAAATGGTACAACAACTGTTACTGTTACGGACGCAGCTCATAGTGCACAGGTGGGTGACTTTGTTACATTTGATTCGTTCTCTACAATAGATGGATTAGATATGAACGCAGAGTTTGAAATTATTACAGTTCCTTCTTCTAGCACGTATACAGTAACTCATACAAGCACAGCCTCTGGGTCAACATCAGGTGGCGGTGGATCAGGAAATGCTAAGTATCAAATAAGTGTTGGTCCTTCTACTTCTACATATGGATATGGTTGGGGCACATTAACTTGGAACACTAGCACATGGAACACACCAAGATCATCTTCTAGCGTTGTGGTAGATGCGAGAAACTGGTCTTTAGATAACTTTGGTGAGGATTTAATTGCTACTGTTTTAAACGGTGGAACATTTGTTTGGGACACATCAGGAGGAACAAGTAATAGAGCAACAGCTTTATCAAATGCTCCTACTGCTTCACGATTTAGTTTAGTATCTACTGATACAAGACATTTATTGCTTTTTGGTACCGAAACAACTGTTGGTGATAGTTCTACTCAAGATGATTTATTATTTAGATTTTCTGATCGAGAAGATGCAACAGACTATACACCTGTATCAACAAACGAAGCAGGTTCGCTACGTATATCAGATGGTTCTAGAATAGTAGGTGCTGTTAAATCATCAGGTCAAATACTTGTTTGGACAGACACTTCACTTCACGGTGTTCAATTTGTGGGCACGCCTTTTACTTTTGGTCTTAGACAACTCGGTGCTAACTGTGGGCTAATAGCTCAACATGCAGCAGTAGAAATAAATGGTAGGTCCTATTGGATGTCTGATAATGCTTTCTATATGTACGATGGTGTTGTTAAAAAAATGCCATGTTCTGTGCAAGATTTTGTATTTGATGATTTAAGTTACACAAACAAAGCTGATATAGCTTGTGGTATTAATACTGCTTTTAATGAAATAATTTGGTATTATCCTTCATCAAATGCTACACAAATAGACAGAGCTGTAGCTTACAATTATTTAGAAAACACTTGGTATACCACGTCTCTTGGAAGAACTACTTGGTTAGGAGCCTATGTGTTTGAATTACCTATTGCTACAGAATACGATGCAAGTTTAACAGCAAATAATTCTACCATACTTGGTTTAACTGCAGGTGCTTCATACGTTTATGAGCATGAGACTGGTAATAATCAAGCAGACGGTACAGCGATAACAGCTTTTTTAACCTCTGGATCTGTTGAGATTGCTGACGGTGATGAGCTTATGTCGGTTAGTAGATTAGTTCCAGACTTTGATAACCTTGCCAATACAATGACAGCCACCCTAACACTTGAACAATATCCACAATCTGCAGCTAATGTAACTACAACAGGTTCTATTTCTAGTACAACAGAGAAAATTGATGTAAGAGGTAGAGGAAGAGCAGTAAAAATAAAATATCAGACAAATTCTGTAAATGATACAGCTTGGAGACTTGGATCTACTAAACTACAACTTAGACCAGACGGAAGAAGATAATGGCTAAAATAACAATAACAAGATTACCAAACTCAACACCAGAATATGATCCTAATCAATTTGATCAAATGGTTAGTTTGTTAGATCAAATAATTTTTTTACTTAATACAAACTACCAACAAGATTTAAAAGACGAGTCAGAGTCGGAGGCTTTTTTCCTTGGCTAATACTTTTAAAAGCGCAATGGTAGATATTACCACAACAAATTTAACAACTGTTATAACAGTTCCTACGGCTGATCCTGGTGCAACGCCACCTGTTCCGCCTACTACGGATGTAGTAAAATCTCTTTTAATTTGCAATGATTCTGGTTCAACAACTTTAGTTGATGTTGAAGTTGTTAGAGGCGCTGCAACTTTTGAAGTATTCAAAGCAAAGAGTGTTGCTACAAACACAACAACAGAATTATTGACTCAACCTTTAATTTTGCAAGAAAGTGATATTCTTAAAGTTCAAGCTAATGCTGCCAATCAGGTGCACATCATAGCAAGTTTTTTAGAGGTCACGAAAGGACAACTCTGATTAATTTACACTCTCTATTTATTACCCCCGTATTTTCACTACAATTAAAAGGCCACGAACATCTTATTGATAGCATATATCAACTACGAGAAAAAGATGAGATGGGTATGCCACGGTCCAATGTTGGTGGTTGGCACAGCCACGACGAAATATATGATATTAAAAAGTTTCGTCCCTTAGTTGGTGACATATTAAAATATTCTAAAGATTGTTTTAATCATCTAGATATTAAACATAATTATGTTCCTGAGATGACTGGTATGTGGAGCATGATAAACCCACCTGGATCACGAAACAATGTGCACACACATCCTTATAATTATTTATCTGGTGTATTTTATCTTAAAGCTCCTAAAAAGTGTGGAAATATTGTGTTTCTAGAGCCTAAACCACA